TGAACAATTACACGAAACACGACTACAGAAGCTCGAGCAAGGTCACGACATACTGAGTCGTGATTACTCGCGTCTAAATGATGCCATTGTAAAAATATCTGAATCATTAACGGCTCTCGTTGTTATACAAGAGCAAAACAAGTCAATCATGCAGTGTATAGAGCGACAGTCAACAACGATTGAAAAGCTCGATGCGCGTATTGATGCGATAGAGTTACAAATGCCGCAACTCATCGAGTCAAGGCAATGGGTAATGGTTGGGCTTGGATTTATCGTAAGCGCGGTTATAGTGTCACTCATTGCATTAGTGATAAAATGAGCGACGTGAAGCGTATTAAGAGTTGGTGGTTGTAATTAATGCCTAGTGCTGCACCGCGTATATGTATGCAATCAGGTTGCAAGAGTTACGCAACAAGCAAGGGCTACTGTAAAGAACATCAATCAGAATCAAGACAATACGACAGGCAACGTGGTAATGCCCACCAACGCGGTTATAGCAATGTATGGCGCAAAGCAAGAGCCACATATCTACACTCACACCCATTATGTGTAGAGTGTGAACAACAAAATCATGTAACACCTGCCAGTGTGGTTGACCATATCAAACCACACAAAGGCGACCAAGATTTGTTTTGGGACACAAGCAATTGGCAGTCATTGTGCCAGTCATGTCACAACAGCAAAACAGCAAAAGAAGACATGGGTAGTTGGTCTTCCTCTAATCAAAAAAATTAGGGAGGGGGTGCTAAAAGTCTATGACTTATGCCTTAGAGACCGCGCCTTAACTTCAAAGAAACTATTTCTGATTTTTTGATTTGGGGGGAGTTTTTAGCCCTTTAATTTTGAGTAAAACTTATGTACACACCACCTAATTTAACGGTGGTGGTTGCCAGTCAACAACCACTCACCGAAACAACTAATAATGATGCTGAGATTCCAAACAGCATTAAAAAGTTGACACCGCGTGAGCGTAAAGTTTGGCAGCATGTTACTCAGTCACTAAAAACGCACGGCTTAATACATAGCACTGATGCCATGGTGCTTAATGTGATTGTGACTACGTTTTGCAGGTGGGTTGATACCGAAGAACAGTTAGAGAAATACATTAAAGAACATGATGGTTCTTATTTGTGTACAACTCCAAATGGTTACGAACAACCGCACCAATTGTTTTATGCAGCACGACACCTAAAGCGTGATTTGTTGCAGTGGTTGCCAGAGGCTTGCTTAACCATTCCAAGTTTTAGAAAAGCCAAAAACTTGATGGGGCAACCACAACAAGCTGATTTATTTAAAGGTGACTCACTCACAAGTTTTGTAGGCAGCAAACCACGCTTAGTGGGTGGCTAATGCTAAACGCCACACTTGACTATGACAAATACGGCAGCGATGTACTGGCAGGTTTAATCCCTGTTTGCAAGTGGACACGCTTGGCAGTCGAGAGGCATTACCGAGACTTAGAGAACGCCCACGAACGCGGCTTAGTGTTTAGTGAAGAACACGCCCGCCATGCTTTGCGCTTTTTTGATTTTTTAAAACACAGCAAGGGCAAGTGGGCAAGACAGCCTTTTATGTTGTCGGACTGGCAAGCGTTTTGGACGGCTTTAATGTTTGGGTGGCTTCGCTTTGATGGCACACGCCGTTACCGCAAAGCCTATTTTAGAGTGGCGCGTAAGAACGGCAAAACAACATGGATTGCAGGCATAGGCTTGTATTTGTTTGTGGGCGATGGCGAAGCAGGCGCGGAAGTTTTTACAGCAGCCACAAAGCTATCTCAAGCAAAACTCATTCATGTTGAAAGCGAAATGATGGTGCGACAGTCAAAAGAACTGTCAAAGCACATCACGATCCAGCGCAATAATTTGTTTATTGATGGCACGTCTTGTAAGTATGTGCCGCTTGGTGCTGATGCCAAAACAGAGGATGGACTCAACCCACATGGGGCTTTAATTGATGAGCTACACGCGCATCCAAGCCGTGAGCTTTACGATGTGATTGACAGTGCCACAGGCGCACGCGAACAGCCATTAATGCTGATGATTACCACAGCAGGGTTTGGCGGTTTAGAAACAATATGCCGTGTTGAAGATGAATACGTCAAAGGCATATTAGAAGAAACCTTAGAAGATGATAAATACTTTGGTGTGATTTATCAGTTAGATGAAGCCGAAAAGTTAGGCGATGATTTTGAAGACTCTGACGAAAAGTCGGACAACTGGCAAGACGAAAGTACCTGGATTAAGGCCAACCCAAATTTAGGCGTATCAGTCAACATAGAAAAGTTACGCGAAGCTGCAACCAAGGCCAAGCAAGATCCGTCTGCTTTAGATAATTTTTTGACCAAGCATTTAGATATGTGGGTTAAGGGGGCGCGTAAGTGGATGCCACTCAAGCAGTGGAAAAAATGCGCTGCCAAATATACCTTTGATGATTTAAAAACGGCTGATGCTGTTTTTGCAGGGCTTGACCTTGCCAGTGTAAGTGACCTTTGCAGCTTGGTTATTGTGGCTAATATGCCTGATGGCAAAAAGCGCATTTGGGGCAAACATTATTTGCCAGAAGACAAAGCCCTATCAACCGAGAACAAAAACGCGGCACTGTATAAGCGTTGGGCCGATGCAGGCTGGCTAACTTTAACCGAAGGCAACGTAACAGATTACGATTACATCGAGCGCGATATACACGCCATGATGAGCTGCTTACCGATTCAAGAAGTGGCTTTTGATAAATACAATGCCACGCAAATTGTAAATAACTTGCAAGCCGAAGATGTGCCAATGGTCGAGTTTAGACAAGGGTTTTTGTCTATGTCGCCCGCCATGAAACAGCTTGAGATTGATATTTTAACAGGCAAGCTACAACACCCAAATGACCCTGTAATTAACTGGGCCATTAGTAATGTAGTGATGTCACGCGATGCAGCGGGTAATCAAAAACCCGATAAAGAAAAATCAATCGGCAAAATTGATCCTGTTGTTGCCATGATTATGGCAACAGGTCGAAGCAATGCGTTTGCCGAAGACATTCCTTCTTCTATTACTGTATTTTAATTATGAAAAAACGACACGCTAAAGCAAGACAACGCGCCGTTGCCGTTAAAAATTCGGTGTCATCTACCAACATGACTATGGATTCTTTTAACGAGTTTGTGACAGGTGGCATGAGTACCGCAGGCGTGTACCTCAACGAACGCACGGCAATGACAATCAGTGCTGTGTTTGCGTGCATACAATTGATTGCAGGCGCGGTGGCTAGTTTGCCGTTGCCTGTATATCGCATTGCAGCTAATGGCGACCGTGAACGTGTTGACCATGCAAACAGTTGGTTTGTTAATCAGCAAGCCAGCCCTGTGTATTCGTCTAGTGCGTTTTGGTCTTACATTATTTTAAGCAAGTGCTTACATGGTGATGGTTTTGCGCGTATTCATCGGGTAACACCTTATACCGATGATGTGGCCATGATTGAGCCACTGCACCCGTTATGTGTGCAAGTGTGCCTAAACCCAAACAATAAAAGCCGCCGCTTGTATGTTGTGACCAACAGCTTAACAGGCATTACCGAGACGATTGACCAAGACGACATTTTGCACTTTAGCGGCTTAGGGTTTAACGGCTTGCGTAGCCTTAGCCCCTTGCGTTATTCGTTAAAGTTTGCAGGCGGCATTGCCTTAGCCGCCGATAATTTTAGTGCTGACTTTTTTGGCGAAGGTACTAAGCCAGAGTTTGTGATTAAAACGCAAGATGCCAAATTAACCGAAGACCAAAAAAACATAATCCAAAGCGCATGGTCTGACTTGATTGCAGGTAACAGACGCAAACCTGGTGTGCTTGGCAAAGGCATGGATATAACAGAGTTAACAATTAGTGCCGAAGATGCACAGTTAATTGCCACTCGACAATTTCAAGTTGAAGACATTGCCCGCGCCTTTGGTGTACCACCCTTTATGATTGGCCACACAACCAACACAACGAGCTGGGGCAGTGGTGTGGAACAAATGGGGATTGGCTTTGTTAAGTACACACTAAGCCGCCACTTGGTTGGCATTGAACAAGAGTGCAACCACAAACTTTTTGAGCGTCCATTCTTTTGTGAGTTTATGACCGCAGGCTTAGAACGTGGCGACACCATAGGCCGCTTTAATGCGTACCGCGTAGCGTTAGGCCGTGCGGGTGAACCTGGCTTTATGACAGTTAACGAAGTACGCAAAGCAGAAAACTTACCACCCGTTACAGACGGCGATTTACTAAACACAAGTACCGCGCCTAGCGTGACGGTCAGCATGGGTAATAATTAACATGGCTCAACTTTATCAATTGTATGCACTTAACCGTGCAGCACAAAGACGCTTTGATGTTGTGAACGATGCCACGACACAAGAAGCGACTGTTTACTTATATGACACCATTGTAAGCACCGATGCCGAGTCGGAGTGGTGGGGCGGTGTTAGCCCAATGCAGTTTATTACTGAGTTGGCAAACATTAGCGCAAGCACAATTCATTTACGCATTAACTCACCAGGTGGTGATGTGTTTGCCGCACGTGGTATTGAGCAAGCCATTTTAGAATCGGGCAAAACGATTATTGCCCACATTGACGGTGTGTGTGCTAGTGCCGCCACTTACATTGCATTGGCGTGTAGCAAGGTAGTGATGGGCGAGGGTGCTATGTTTATGATCCACAACGCATGGACAATGGCATGGGGCGACAAAAACGACCTAACCAAAACAGCCACGCTATTAAACAAGATTGATGGCACGCTTGCTAACTCTTATGCCAAAAAAACAGGCAAAGATACCACCGAAATTGCCGCGCTGATGGATGCCGAAACGTGGTTTACAGCCCAAGAAGCTAAAGATTATGGCTTTATTGATGAGTTATCCACAGCGATTAACGCCAAAAACGTGGCAACTACTGTAAACAACTGGAATATGGGCGTTTATAAAAACGCGCCCCGTGCTTTTGCAGCACCAAAACCCCAAGAATCACCCAAAAAACCACAGGCAACCGCCTTAAATTTTGACCGTGAAGCCGCAAAACGCCGCTTGGCACTTGCGTTAGTTTGATTTAACCCACGCCAACAGGCCGCATTTGCGGCTTTTTTTATTTGAGAGACTCACAAATTATGAAAACGATTGCAGAATTACGCGCTTTAATCAAAGCAAAACATACCGAAGCCAAAACTTTGGTAGAAAACACCGCGTCTAATGCTTGGACAGAAGAAAACCAAGCCGCTTATGAGCAGCTTTTGGCTGAGATTGACAGCGCAAAAGCCCAAATTGACCGCATCAATGAGTTGGCTCAAGCCTTAACTCAGGAAGAAGCAACCGAAGAAGCAGGTGCAGCGGCGCATAATGCACGCAATAAAAACCCTGCCATTGCTAAAAGCCGCCAGCTATTTGCTAAGTGGTTGAAAGGTGGTGACAAAGCGATGTCAGCACAAGATTGGTCTGACATTCGTGCAACGATGTCAACTACGACAAGCAGCCAAGGCGGATACACTGTTCAAACTGATATTGCTAAGGCAGTTGCTGATGCTCTTAAAGAGTATGGCGGTGTGCGTTCAGTTGCTACGATCATTCAAACAGATCAGGGCAACCCAATGTCGTTCCCAACATCGGACAGCACTAGCGAAGTGGGTGAATTGATTGCAGAAAATACCACTGCTACAGCTTCCGACCCATCATTTGGTACCACAGCACTTAATGTTTATAAGTTCAGCTCTAAAATTATTGCTGTACCAATCGAAC